CCCAAAAGAAACTCCAGTTGGTAATATATTGAAATCCAAGTAAATGAATTCTGATGTTTTAGTTGGTTGTAAATAAATAGCACCTATCAATTGGTTATTGTCTATTGTTGTAGGTGTATTGTTTGTCTCATCCATAACTACTCTAAATGCATATAAACCGTTTCTTTGTTGAACTGATGATAAATATGGGTTAACTTGGAGTAAGAAGTTGTTACGCGTTGCAACTGTGTTTTGTTCAAATACAAGTGTATCTGCAATTTGTGTAATGTAGTTTTTAAGTTCAATTAATAAACGTCTAACGTTTACACGATCGAGTGCACTTGCTTTCTTTTGTAGTGTTTTTTGTCCAAATACTACAACTCCAACATTTGGAAATGTTGCAATTGGGTTTACATTTGCTTCATATAACGTGTCTCTGTTTCCTTGAGTTAAATATCTTTCAGCCATTATTACTGTAGGCATTAAACCACGTGTTGTTCCAGCAGGTGCAAACCATGCTTCAGCAGCATTATCGTTAAATGCATATACACCAGGAATCATTGTTGAAGCAGGTACCCATACTTGTTGACCTGTTCCCGGATCAATTGTACGAACCCAAGGCCAATATGCAGCAGCATATGAAGAATCTATACCAGATGCTTCTAAAGCAACAGATGATACTTGAGATCCGTATGATTTAAGATCAAATACCAACATTGAATTTCCATTATTACTGCAAACAGAATCTAAAAGACTAATAGTTGAAGTATGAGATGAAAAATCATATATTAACCCAGGTACTGTGATAAAATTAAATTTATATGCATCTTTGTTAGAGAGCAAATAAATAGAATCGGTGTATTCTGATGCTGGGATACCTTGTGGTAATGAATCACTAATATTTTCATAGTAATTACCTGTACCGTTTGGTAGGTTAGAACCAAATGCAGCTCCAAATGTTCCGCTAGCGGCAGTTGGAATAGATGCTGTGTATTGTGGTTTTGGGTTACCTGAATTATCTAGGTAATTTGGTGTGGTAATGTTAACTTGTTTTACTCTAACATAGCTTGAAGCATTTCTGTAACTTCCAGATAATTGGATATAGAATTCCCCACTATCAGAGGCTACATTTTCAGCTTGGTTACCAATTACTTTCTCTATGTAGTTTGAAGATAATGGATCTAAAGATAATGGGCCCCATGATTCTAGAATAGAAGGGGAGTTTGTTGAATCGTTTCCTCGTCTAATCAACAATGAAAATGTTCCGGTGTTGATATTTGGAGAAACAATTTGCCATCTAAAGTTATCTGCTGATCCTGAAGGTAAAGTACCATCTGCGTTTAGAGGGCTAGTGCTGTTCATGATTTGTCCTTCAGATAATGTCTCTAGAACAAATACACTGTTTAAAGAACCCGAATCAGGGATAAATGAAGAAGTAGCAGGACTCCAATGAGTACTACCACTTACTACTCTAGTTACAAGCAATGAAGCACCTCCATTCTGGAAGTAGTTGTATGCTGAAATTGATGTGAAGTATGAGTAGGTTTGGCTACCACTTAAGAATGTATCTCCATATTTGTTTAAATATTCACTATATGTTGTTACAATAGTTGGGATTCCTACAGGTCCTTTAACTGTAGGTCCTATAATTGCTGCTCCAGCTTGTACAGGTTGTGTTGTAACAAACGATTGATCGTTTTCAATTGCTAAAACTCCTGGGGATATTAATATTTCTTGTGGCATTTGCTATTTAGTTATAAATATTATAGAGATGATGTAATTTCACCTGTTTGTGGGTTGAGATTAACTCTCCCATATTTTTCAAATACGAGTTGAGTGAAATCTTGTTCTTTTTGAGATACTTCGGATAAAAAAGCTTTGGCTTTTTCTCGTCGTTCTTCAAGTTGGAACTTGATCAGTTCAATTTCACCTAGCTCATTGATTAGAGCTTGTGTTTCTTGTTGGATTGTGTTTAGTGTTTGTAACTCTTCTTGGGTTAAAACTTTGTTTTCTGTAACTGTTTCCATTTTATTTGTTTTATAGGGTTAATTTACGCCAAGCACTTCCGCTTCCAAAATAAAAATCTCCACTTGAAGAGAATGCAATAGCACCATTTGTAACTGTTGGGAGAGGGGAAGTTGGTTCAATAGTTAATAAATCTCTAGTATAAAGTGATCCTGTTATACCCGCTGTTACATTTAATGAGCCAGTTATTGTAGTATTACCGTTAACATCTAGTTTTGTGTTTGGGGTTGCAGTTCCTATACCAACATTACCTGACCCTGATATTCGCATACGTTCTACGCCGGCGGTTAAAAACGCCATACTGTCATCGGTATTATTATAATTTACCAATCCGTAATTACCTGTGGCTAATCCTTTTGAAAATAATACCCCAGCATTAGATGCAGTGGATGCGGCTAATTCTAAATAATTTTGTCCAGCTATATTCTCAGAATATACTACAGTCCCAACACCTCCACGTTTTGCAGTAGCTGAAGCAGATCCGGATTTGATATGTAATAATGCTAACGATGATGTAATACCAATACCGACGTTACCTGCGGCATCAATTATAAATGGCGTTGCATCTGGATTTGTGGAATCTTCAACTAGGAATGATGCTGATGTTGAGGTATTATTTACATGGAATTTAGCATTAACTTCAGTAGGAAGACTTACTCCGACCCCAACATTTCCATTAGCTTGTATTGACATACGGATTAAATTTTCCGTTGCAAATAACATTCTGCCTCCTATGGGTTGGTTAAATAATCTTAAATCTGTTGACCCAGAACTGCTGTATCCTAAATATCCAAATCGAGTTCCACCACTTTGAGGATAGAATTCTTGGAACATGTGATCTGTTCCTTCAAGTCTTAATATAGCAGGACCTCCGGAAACATGTAATTTAACGGAGGGTGTAGTTGTTCCTATACCAACGTTACCAGAAGCATCAATAACAAATGGTGTTGTATCTGGATTGGTTGAATCTTCTACTAAGAATGAGTTGCGTGTACCAACATTTGTTACATGAAGTGTTGCACTTCCGCTTTCAAGTGGACTAACTCTAGGATTTCCTATCAATACTTGACTGGCAGATGTAATATACATAGCCTGCGATATATTGTTAACAACAAAAGCAATACCAGCTGCCGTTCCTGCATTTAATCCTAGATTTCCATTGGAATTTAAGTTAATAATATTTCCGGAGCCCGGAGATATGAATGTTGTAGAAAAAGTTTGCGAACCAGATGTTATGTTTAAACTTCCAGATGATATATTTAAACTACCTGTTATTCCGTATGATCCACTTAATTGATTGGTATGTTCCCATACTCCAAAAGAGCCACTTTGTTTATATACCCAAAGATCTCCATAACTGTAAGATCCTGATTTGTATACAGAACTTAAATCTGAAAAATCAAGTGGTTGTTGTACAGCAACATATATAACACCACTTGTTCCAGGGGATGCTTTCACACATACACCTACAGGAATAATTTCATAGGGTGCTGAAGGGGCTGTATTTTGTAAGGCACCTGATGAGCCTGTTCCTACAAAAAGTGTATCACCATCGTTAAATACATTTGTGTTTAATCCTCGAACTAGACCTTGTGTTGTTACATATCCAAAACTACTATCTTCAATAGTGTGAGTTGCAACACCTAATATTTGGGTATCTACATTTATACTACCTGATTTGGCTATAGATTGTGCTCTTTCTATTGTAGGGGCATCACCTTGTGATCCTATAATTCTTACAACAGTACCATTTGTTACGGTTGTTCCCGTATTGTTTCTAACACGGGTCCAGTTTTCCTGTCCTACTTGTAATGTTACATCTGCTTCAGCATTATATACCGATAATGCTCCATCTACATTATCCCAAAACACACGACCTGATTTCCAAGCAGGTACAGCTGAGCCTGTATTAAAATCAATATAATCCACATTATTTATGGATCCAGACATTTGTAGGTTATTGGAATATGAAGCTGTTAGGGCATAGCTAGAGGAAATTGCGTTTAGAGCATATGATGCTGTTCCATGTAAAGATCCTGTTATGCTTGGAGCATATAATGAGTTTTCTTTGTATGTATTTTGTACTGGTTCTACTTTTTGTCTGATGTTGTGGTCACCATATATTCCATACACTTCATCATCCTCTACTGTAAGTTGTTCTACATTGTCAAAGTCGTGTTGGTATGTTGAAATATTTAAATATCCATAAATTTTATCCATAGTTTGTTGTGGGTTGGATGTTAAATCTTCAAATTTTACAAACAATACCTTTTCCCCTATTCCCTCATGCAACATTTGTTGGATGCGCTCAAATGCTAATCCAACAGGAGGTGTTGAAGACCATGTTTCTACACGTTTTTGTGTAGTTGTGTTTTGCATTTTTGAATGGTTAACAAAACCAGGATCTTTGTCAGGATTCTTTCTATAGTTTTTTTCCATAGAAGCATATATAGCTCTAGGATCCCGGACCATACATACAATTTTAGGTTCTGGGTAAAATGAGTTTAAGAATCCATAATGTATTCCCCATCCTCTTGACTTATCCATTACATATAGTTTGTTTGTGATTCCGTTGAAGAATCCAGACAATGCATATACGCAAAACGATTGGAATCCACGACGCATCAATTCACTATCTTGTGCTTTGAATTCGGGTGATGAACTATAGTTTGCTCTAGCAGCATATAATAGCTCTAAAACACCTGAAGTTGGTGTAACATAAAAGTCTGGGTTTTGTCCTATAATGTTTTGTAATAGAGTGGATCCTGCTCTTGGGAGAGAGGATTGGAAAAATATCTGTTTTGGCATAACTATTTTTTGGATGGTTTTGGAGGACTTTGAGAGAGTTCTTGTAGTTGTTGTTCTATTTTGATTTGCAGTTGAGCCAAAAATTGAGCATCTGCTCCCTTGATAGTAATGGAATCCAACCCTGCTCGTAAAAGTTGGAATTCGGGTAAAGAAAATTCAATCATTTGTTTAAATATTGTTGTTGTAGTTTATATGCTATATTGTAGAGTATCTCTACATGTTCCCCTTTAAAGGTGGATTCTTTTAGCAGCAACAATATAAATTCAATTTCGTGCTTCTCCAAGGAAAAATCCCCTTCCTTTTGAGAAGGGGATTCTTGGTTGATTTTGTCTAATATACTCATAACTTTTTAAATATTCTATTAAGCGTAGATATAAATATCACTTCCAGATACTCTGATGTTTCCGTTTTTCTGGTATTTTGCTATATCTGATTGACCACCGTCTACATCTACTACAGCTGCAATGTATGCTTCTGGTGCGTAGCTAGTGGAAGTAGCATTGAACGATCCTGTGAATCCCCAACGTTGTACTCCACTGTCATATCCATATAGCTCACCTATATTTTGGGTTCCTTGTTGAACTACAATACCACCATCTCCTGTTGCATTTGAGCCAGAAGCAAACAATACGAATCTATCTGCCACTAACAGATTTTCTGCGTTTTGGAAAGATGCTGTACCTTGTACTGTAATATCTCCTTGGAATAAAGCGTCTGTTGAAAAAGTAACTAACGTTCCATCATCCGTAATGCTAGTGTTTGCAAATGCATCTCCTGTCCACTTTGTAAGTGTGTTTGAGCTTAAAGCAGAAGCACCCGATACTTCAACTGTTACGTTTGAGGTACCATTGTATGTGAATGTTGAGATACCTGTTCCGTTTGACGCTGAACTTGCTAGGTATGAAGCAGATATTCCTGTTAATCCACTACCATCTCCTACAAACGAACCTGTAAATATAGAACCAGTTACTGGTTGGTTAAATGTGATGCTTTGTGAGTTGAATAAAGCTAAATCGCTTCTGTTTGCATCATCTACACCGTTACCAATTACTACTAGCGAATCTAGATTGTTGTGGGTGTTGTATTTACCCGCTGCTAATTGACCAGAACCAGATGCGATAGTGTGTAAACCTTCAGCGTGTGATACAGGACCATATGCAACTGTACTTTCACCTTCAGCGTGAGAATAATCACCTAATGCTATTGATGTATCACCTTCTGCGTGTGAAAATGAACCAGATGCTATTGTACCAGAACCTTCAGCATGTGAATAATTACCGGATGCTGTTGTTCCTTGTCCTTCAGCATGTGAATAATTACCGGATGCTGTTGTTCCTTGTCCTTCAGCGTGTGAACTATAACCAGATGCTGTTGTACTAAGACCTTCTGCATGGGAATAATTGCCGGATGCTGTTGTTCCTTGTCCTTCAGCGTGTGAGTATGAACCAGATGCTGTTGTACTACTACCTTCTGCATGGGAATAATTGCCTGATGCTGTTGTGGTATTACCTTCAGCGTGTGAATAATTACCGGATGCTGTTGTGGTATTACCTTCAGCGTGTGAATAATCACCGGATGCTGTTGTAGTACTACCTTCTGCGTGTGAACCAATTGCAGATGCTACCGTTTGGTAACCTTCAGCATGAGAGTATGAACCAGATGCTATAGTTAAATAACCTTCTGCGTGTGAATATAAACCAGATGCCGTTGCGTCTCTACCTTCTGCGTGTGACCATGAACCAGATGCTATAGTTCCGTTACCTTCTGCGTGGGATGCATATCCGGATGCTGTTGTACCGTTACCTTCTGCGTGTGATGTATACCCAGATGCTGTTGTACCACCACCTTCAGCATGAGAATAATTTCCAGATGCAGTTGTAGTATCACCTTCTGCGTGTGAATAATTTCCAGATGCTACTGTATTAACGCCTTCTGCATGACTCCACGCTCCACTTGCAGTTACATTTAAACCATTTTCAAATCCACCATTTGCTCTAACATTCATTAAAGCGATAGATTCGGAAACTAGTGTAAATGAGTTTGAACCTACATCAACTGAACCTGTAACAGATCCTGTTGCAATTTGGTTAGATTCAAATGATTGTGTTGGTAAATTAGTTAACCCACTACCATCACCTTGGAATGAACCGGAGAATGAACCGGAGAATAAACCATTTTCCCAATCTACTATTATATCTCCATTAGAATTATTTAATTGTCTATTATCAACCCAAACAGCTCTACTACCGTTTAAATCAAATAATTCAAAACTAGATCCTGATTGGGCAAATACTATTTGAGAATTGTTATTATCTATACTAACTTGCCACTGCTCAGTGATAAGATTAATATTGGAACCAGTTACATCCAATGATCCCGTTACTGAGATTCCATTATCAGCTCTTAACTCCATTGAATTATTTGTACTGTAATTGTCAACTTTTACATAAGTTGTATCATCACCTAAAAATAACCAACCGCCGCTTGCTGTAATGTGTGTATCTTGAGCAGCTGTATTATAGATTTCTAAGTATCTAGCATCATTTGAATCAGGTTGTAGTTTTAAACTACCCGTACCTTTAATATTACCAGTTACAGTTAAAGATCCGCTCAAAACAGCATCACCAGAAGAGGAGATGTTGAATAGATCAATTGAGCCACTTGAAACTGTAAATATATCGCCACTTAAATCATCTACTATGCTAAATAGAGCACCACTAGAGCCACTTACTTCAAATACTGTTGAACCTGAGTTGTACAAAGTAGTTAATCCAATTACCTCTAAGCTACCTGATATAATAGCAGACCCTGTGTATGGGAATGGAGATACGGAAGGTGCATATGAAGCAGATGTTGCTGTGTCCGCATATGAACTAGATAATGCATATGAACTTGATTCAGCATATGAAGCACTAGTTGATGTTTCAGCATATGAAGAGCTTGTAGCTGTTTCAGAGTATGAAGCACTTGTAGCTGTTTCAGCGTATGAAGCACTCGTTGCAGTGTTAGCATATGATGCTGATGTTGCATATGATGCGGTACCTGTAAAATCTCCTATAAAGGAACCACTAAAGGAGCCTGTTAAATAAGCTCCATCTTGCCCTTGAATTAAATAATTTACGTCATTGTTGAGTTGCGATATATCACTACCCGAGACAACAACTTTTTTCCATTCTGCCATTTTTTCTTTTTTTCTAGTTTATTAATATTCTATATGTTATATATATTAATCAAGTCCTATATATAGCGCACCTGATGTGAAGTATATTGCACCATTTGGTGCCGGGTTTGTTAATGTTAGTGATTGTGTGGATAGTGTTACCATACCACTTTGAGATACCGCTAAAACAGATGTTCCAACAGCATTTTTGATTAGAAACAAATCAGAAGCACTACCCGAAATTGTGGTTTGTCCTTGTGAATCTACTTTTAAAAATGGAATGCTACCGGACGAGATCAAGAATACATTTGTTCCAATATTAAGTTGAGTTGATCCAGTTACAGTTAAAGATCCAGATATGGTAATGTCATATGCCTCTATACCAGTAAATGCATCCACAGATTGGGATACATGCCACGGTCTAACTACACCTAGGGATACAATGGATGATTTGTCGAGTATTTTTGCCATCTGTTTTAGTTATAAGTATTTGTAAATCGCATCATATTCTAGATGATGTTGGGTTAGTATTTGGTAGATTCACAACTGTTTCTGTTCCAATAGTAACCTTTGATTTACTGTTATATTTCTTGATAGCAGTCATATCTTTTTGGATTGTATCTGGTATGATGTATCCATTTAAAACTAAAGTAAATGAGCTGCGTACTATACGCTCATCGTCTTGTCTCAACTCTGTGATTGAGTTGAATCCATTGATGTTTGCTTTGAATTTAAAGCGTTCCGGATCTCCCCAATATGAATTGGAAGCATAGTTGATAGCTTCAACTATTTTGTTTAATTGTTCAATGTAGTATGTTTGTATAATAAAACTATATGTTAATGTAACATAGTCTGGTATAATGTTAACTACATATTGCTGTGTAGGTACTCTATTGTTAAGCAAGTCAAAGTTAGAGTATGAATTTTTTGGGTTATATGTTTTTTGCCACGAAGTATATAGATGTGGTTGGTTAGCATCTAGTTTGTTTGATATGGATTTATTTGGCTCCATACTATCGCGCTTAAACATCATGATCGGGGACATGATTTTCCCATTCACATCTTTGTAGTATCCGTCTTTTTGAACAGATTTCCACTTTTCGGGAGCGCCGTATATCAACGGAACAGGTATGCGTACACCATTTTGGTGAACAAACGGTTTGATAACATTTTCCACGTAATATAGAACAGATTCGTCTATATCCTGTATACCGATGGTAAATGGTTTTGTTGTATCGTCTTTGAATGATAGCTTTTCAGATCTGTTAAAGTCTACTCCATTTTGCTCATTTGGGGTAAATTGTCTAAAGTCAGAAGGCATGTTAGGATTTCCCAGAGTCTCGCCATTCTCCGGGTTAACATACGGGTTAACTTGCTCGTTGGAGATTTCTTTTTGTGACTTTGGTGTAGGTCTTCTGTATTGTGGCATATCAGGTTATAAATATAATACGATTATAAATATTTATAGTAAATGGATAAACATGAGTAAAAAACTAGAACAACTTGAGATACAAAAACTGCTCCAAGAATATAGTTTTTTGCTACTGGATGAGGAATATAAGTTGGAAGTTGTGGACACTAACAAGATGGAGTTTTTAAATAAAGTACGCGAGATTACAGGTGCATTACCTGAACCGCCTCCACCGCCTCCACAAGAGGAGCAAGATGCTCCACCACCCAAAAAGGAAAAGATAGATCCTTCCACAGTGGATCCTTCCACTAGAGACAAGGTTAAGAAACTCTATAGAGAGATAGCTAAAATCACACACCCCGATAAGGTAAATTCAGAGGAACTAGTTGATTTGTATATGCGCGCAACAGTAGCGGCAGAGGAATTTGACTTGTTTACTTTATTTGAGATATGCTCTAAATTGCAAATAGAGCATTCAGTGGATGGGGAAGATAAAGAAATTTTAAAGGTCAAAATAGACAAGAAGAAAGATAAACTCAAGAACATTGAAGGGTCTTTCATATGGTTGTATGCACACGCTAAAACAGAACAAGAAAAACAATTTTTAATTAACCAATTTGCAGAAAAACATGGCAGCAAAATCTAAAAAGAAGAAAAACAAGCAAGTAAGCAAACCCCAAACTATCAAGATTGGTATCACGTTGGGTTTAAAAGACAACAAGGAATCTATCTGGACAAATGGTATCAAACAGAATGTGTTGATGATGATCCACATGTTGAAGAATTCCGAGAAGAACTATGAGGTGCATCTATTAAATACCTTGAAAGCAGATTTTTCCACTAAACCATCTTACTTGAACGATATAGATGTAAGCTACTTTGAGGACAAGTATTTGGAGATGGATTTGCTTGTGGTTATGGGTGCACAAATCCACAACCACCAAATCGATTCGTTTAAAAAATCAGGTGCTAACAAAAAGATTGTTGCCTACAAATGTGGAAACAACTATGTGATTGCTATGGAAAATATTTTGTTTGGTGAAAATCCAAACAAATCTTACCAGTTTGATGAAGTGTACGATGAGATATGGTACATACCACAACAGGATGAGGTTAACCGCGGTTACTACCATACACTATATTGTACAAACGCTCTTATTGTTCCGTTCATTTGGCATCACAAGTTTCTTTTAGAAAGTGTAACGGATATTGAGAAAGGTTTCAAACGTGGAACATACAAAAAATCATGGCAATACGAGATTGGCAAAGACAAGAAAATATTAGGTATCATGGAGCCGAATTTGAATATCGTTAAGTTTAGTTTGATTCCAACTATGATTGCGGAGGAGTGCTATCGTGGAGATATTGGTAAAGAACATATAGATAAACTTCGTATCACAAACTCTGAGAAAGTCAAATCACATAAAGAGTTTCTAGCCATGATTGCCACGTTTGATTTATATAAAGACAATAAGATTTCTGCTGAATCGCGTTATCAAACAGCATATATGTTAACTCAACATTTGGATGTGTTGATTTGTCATCAAATATTGAACCCACTGAATTACTTGTATTTGGATGCTGCCTTTTTAGGGTATCCAGTGTTGCATAATGCTCCGATGTGTAAGGATCTTGGCTACTATTATGAAGGTTCAGATACAATAGATGCTGCTAAACAATTGGATTATATTTTAACAGAGCACGATAAGAATATAGATGCATATGATGAGCGTAACGATAAAGTGTTGCAACGTTACCATGCAGACAATATGGATATTGTTAAAACATACGATAAGCTAATTGAGAATTTGTTTAATGGTGGAAACCATGGGTTGGTATACAATCCAAGTACAAACTTGTACGATAACTTGTAGAATATATGTAGGGAAAAGGAAGGGAACGCGTTTGCGTTCCCTTTTTTCTATGTTTCATTAAAACTGGTAGTCAAATAAATCCATATAAAATTTAAAGTGTTTTTCAACTAAGTTTTTTGTCTCCTCTGTATACATTTTTTTCCAATCTTTATCGGGTCTTCTTTTATTCTTTTTATATTCAGATAATTCTCTTGTTGGTTCGGGTAGATTTAACTTAATCAATAGTTTGTTTATATCACTATCCAAGTTTTCAAATCTTACAATCTCATCAACGATAAATTGATTATCAATATACATTAGATCCCAATATTTTTTAGACAAATCCTCAACCACATTAGTTGTTAATAGATAATCCTCAAAAGACATTTCAACTCTACTATATAAATCAAATGTTGGTTTGAAATAGTAATGACTAACCATCATATCAAATGGGTTTCTAACATTTATAATTTTTGTATATGAATTGAATTTTTCCTCACCAATACTATTTTTTATTTTGTATGGTGGCATATGGTTATAGAACTCTGACATTTCAGCTAACATCTGATTCATTCTAGTTCCGATTATACCTTCTTCGGTTTGGGTCATTTCTCTACCGTGACTTTCCTCTATGTGAGATACACAATATGGTTCTAAAAATATTTCAGTACTTGTTCCTGCTGTCTTTATACTTTTGATAAAAATGAATTTGTGTTTATGAGATACTAACATTGTTTTTAATTTTCGGTTTTATTATGGTGTCCAAATTGAGTGGATTTTATTTCAATATATTCAGAGAAAAACTCTATTAATTTATGTGATTCACTTTCAATATCAAACACTAGTAAATCTTTTGGTCTGTCTTTAAAGTATTCTTGAACTGAAGTTATATGGTCGTTCCATTGTTTTTTCCAATGTTCAATAACACCATTTTCATCCAACCCTGTTATTCTTTGAAAAACTTTAAGATAGTTTTGATGTTTGATTCTTGATTGTATCCATTTATCTACTGGTCTTAGGTTTAAGATAAATTTTGAGTTTGGGTATTGTTTATCCAATTCTTTAAAGTGGGTTAGATATATGAATGTGTTACTTTGTACTTCTTCCATATCTGTAAAACAATCATAATCCTCGTATCCTCTTAAAAGTGGTTGATTTGTTTCGTGGTTTCTTTTAATGGTTGTTGCTAACATACTCATACCCCAATGAATTGACTGTAAGCCATTTTCTTCAAAGAAGTGATGTATGGATAAGGTTCCACATTTGTTAAACCCTATTTGAAATATTTTATTTATTTTCTCCATTTTTTAAAATGTCTCTTGCTTTTGGTATTTGTGTTTTAAAATCCCAGTTATTTTGACGAAATATTATTTTTTTACTAAATATTCCAATGATATCATCATTTGCTATCAACTCCGCAATTCTATAATCAACGTGTGTTATTGGTTCACCTAATTGATCTAATATTTTATTAACACTTAATGGGTTTATAATATATCCGTGCATTCCAATAAATCTATTGAGTTTAACAAACGTATCACAAATCTCTTTTTTACTAAAGTCTTCGTGGTGTGGAAAATACCCAATAACCATTATATCCCATTGATGTTCTGTTTTTAATAGTTCATCAATATGATTTAGATAATTGTTATCTCTTGGAGTTGAATCATCTTCTAAAATTAGTAATGGTACACCTTTACAAGAACCAATTATTTTTCTATGTGATTCAAATGTTGCGACTGCCTCTCTTGATAATAATTCAGGTTTATTTTCAAATAACTTTTCATCAATATCCTTTGGGGACAATGCTTCAAAAAAGGAGAATGAAGCCCCAGATAATTGGGACTTCATATACTCTCTTCTTTTTGTTTCGGTTTTAAGATTTAAAACTTTGATTTCCATTGTTTGATTAACCGATTGTAGTTGCACCTTTGATTCGGAGTTTTCCTGTTATGTTGATTCCTCCGTTACCTCCAGTTAAATCTAAACCAATTAAATTCCATCCTTTACCTACCAACGCATCGTAATCTGCTGTTCCAGCCGATGTTCTACCATTGATTGTAAAGAATTGACCATTTTCAACACCATTGGCATTAAGTTGATCCAATATTGAATTGTTGGATACCGCAGTCATTGGGTTAGTTAATGTTCCATATGCATCGGCCAAATATAAATTAGTTAAGGATACCATAGGAGAAACATCTAATGATGTTAAGAGGTTACCAAATAAAACCAAATAATTTAAACCTGATAGACCTGTACCATTAAATGAGGTTAATTGGTTATTACCTAAATCCAAATAATTTAAACCTGATAGACCTGTACCATTAAATGAGGTTAATTGGTTATCATATAAATACAAATAAGTTATATTCCCACTAACTGTTCCATCAGATAAACATGGAATGATTGTGAATTCACCATTTGCATTTGCTACAGTAATAGTTTGATTACCACTATATTGGTTAAATACACTTGAATCAGATCCATCGTGATTATATTTCCAATATCCTGTTGATGTTTGAACATAAATGGTAATGTCTTGACCAACAGCTTTGGATGTAATGAATGTTGCCATAGTTTTTTATTTTTTTAATCGTTTATTTTATTATAATTATTTAAAAAACATCAAGGAGCGTCCCCCTTGATGTAATTTTGTTTAGATATTGGGAGGAGTATTTCATCCTCCCTTTATCTTGTTTTAATCGTTATGGATTAATATACTCCGTAGATCACTACTTTATCACCTGTTTCAGGTGCTGAAGTAAAATTAAATGTACCACCCCCACTATAGGTGTAATCTACACCAGCCTCTTGTAATAGACCGTTTAGGTATACTGTATCTGAGCCAGCTCTAATACCAGTTTCCAATTGAAACTCAACGTTTGTTCCATTGATAGCCCCAGTGTAAGATGCTCTCTTGAAGTAAATTGCTTCAACATCATCCACCAATGCTGACAATTCAGTTGAAATTTCAGCAAATGAATCAATTGATGTAAGATCTGTGTTAGCGATTAGGTAAGATACTTCAGTAGACAATGCAACTTCCAATGAATCCTCAGCTGCTTCAGCACGAGATACTTCAGAAGAAATAGCCGCCATCACGTCAACACCACCAACAGTTAATGTATCACTAACTTCAACATTACTGTTGAATGTGTACATTCCAGATGCAGGAGCAGCAATAGCAGCTTTCAAACGGATTGTGTTAGTTGCAGTGTCAAGACTGATTGTAGCGTTATCAACATCAGCTAAACTATCAATGTCAGAAGACAATTGAGCTTCCAATGAAGTGTCAACAGATGTAAGTGAAACAACTTGTGAAGATATTTCAGTTGACAATGATTCATCACCAGCGATACGTGATGATTCTTCAGCAGATACAGCAGCAGCTCTATCAACGATTTCAGTTGAAAGGTTTGCAGCGATTGAACCTTCAGCAGCAATAGCTCTTGATTCTTCAGCGTCAACGTCAGCGATACGAGCAGATGTTTCAGCAGACAAGTCAGATGCCAATGAACCATCAGCAGCAACACGTAAAGATGCTTCTGTAGATACAGCAGATTCACGGTTAGCAATCTCAGAAGACAAATCAGAAGTCAATACTGCTTCAGCAGACATTGCTCTTGTTTCCTCAGCGTTAACATCAGAGATACGAGCTTCAATTTCACTTGACAAGTCAAGAGCAACAGATGCATCACCTGAGATACGTGCAACCTCTTCAGTAGAGATAGCAGCTTCACGGTCAGCGATTTCTGAAGATAGGTCTCCAGCAATTGAATTATCAGCGGCCAAACGGATAGATGCCTCATTGTCAACAGCTGCAGTAGCTGCAGTAGCCAATGAAGTGATAGCTCCGTTCAAGTCGCCATCTGCGCTTTGGAATGCTCCAACAATCTCAGTCAATGAATCAATTGCAGCAGGGTCTGTGTTAGAGATTACAAAATCAACTTTTGTATTCAATGACAATTCAGCACTTGTAGCACGAGATGCTTCAGCAGACAAATTAGAAGCCAATGAACCTTCAGCAGCGATAGCTCTTGATTCTTCAGCGTCAACATCAGCGATACGAAGCGATGCTTCAGCGTCGATATTGTTTTGAAGTGAAATTTCACCAACTACTCTTGTAGATGCTTCAGCAGAAATAGCTGAATCTACAGATGCGTTAGCGTTTGATAGGTCAGTACCAATTTTAGTTTCCAATGAACCTTCAGCAGCTGTAGCACGAGATGCTTCAGCAGACAAGTCAGATGCAAGAGATGCATCACCAGATACTCTTGAAGATGCTTCAGCAGATACTGCAGCAGCTCTATCAACTAGTTCAGAAGAAAGGTTAGATGCGATAGAAGCGTCACCAGCAACACGAGCAGAAGCTTCAGCAGATACTGCAGCAGCACGATCAACGATTTCTGTTGAAAGGTTAGATGCGATAGAAGCATCAGCAGCTAAACGGATAGAAGCCTCAGCTGAATCAGCAGCAGCCATTGCTGTAGCTAATGAACCTTCAGCAGCGATTGCACGAGATTCTTCAGCGTCAACGTCTGCAATACGAGCAGAAGTTTCTGAAGATAGGTCAGCAGTGATTGATTGGTCAGCAGCCAAACGAGTTGAAGCTTCAGCAGATACTGCAGCAGCACGATCAACTAGTTCAGTTGAAAGACCAGCAGCAATTGAAGCATCACCTGATACTCTTGCAGATTCCTCAGCAGATACTGCAGATGTTCTATCAACGATTTCAGTTGACAAGTTAGCAGCGATTGAAGCGTCAGCAGCAACACGACCTTCTTGTTCTTGAACAAGTTTGTAGTCAGCTACAGCAACTACAGATGCATCAGCAATTGACATTTGTTCCATCAATGAGCTGTCCATTTCATCAACATACATTTCCAATGAATACTCAGCGCTTGCAGCACGAGCAATTTCAGAAGACAAATCAGAAGCCAATGAACCTTCAGCAGCTGTAGCACGAGATGCTTCAGCAGATACTGCAGCTTCACGGTTTGCTGTTTCTGTAGACAAATCAGCGTTAACTGAAGCGTCACCTGAAATACGAGCAGCTTCTTCCAAAGATACTGCAGATTCGCGGTCAGCGATTTCTGAAGAAAGATCACCTGCGATTGACTGGTCAGCAGCCAAACGAATAGATGCTTCATTATCAACAGCTGTTGTTGCTGCAGTAGCCAAAGATGTGATAGCACCATTTAGGTCACCATCAGCTGATTGGAACGCTCCAACGATTTCAGTCAATGAATCAATTGCTGCAGGATCAACGTTAGAGATAACGTAATCTACTTTAGTGTTTAATGAAGTTTCTGCACTTGTTGCACGAGATACTTCTGCAGACAATGCTGTGTTGATAGAAGCATCAGCTACACTCATTGCAGCCGCTACTGACTCATCACCAACAATACGTAAAGATGCTTCAGCATCAATGTTATTTTGTAATGAAGTTTCAGCAACAATTGCACGTGATTCCTCAGCGTCAACGTCTGCGATACGGTTAGCTACTTCTGTAGAAAGGTTAGCTGCAAGTGATTCGTCACCAGCAACACGAGAAGATGCTTCAGCAGATACTGCTGCTGCGCGGCTAGATGCTTCAGAAGAAAGATCTGCAGCTACAGATGCATCACCAGCGATACGGTTAGATACCTCAGCGGACATATCAACGCTAGCTTGAGTATCAATGGATGTTACAACGGATTGTAAACCATCGATATCAGCAACGACGATACCAACTGGGGCAGTAATTTGTGCGTTGTCCAATATTAAATCGGACTGTCTATTTAAGACAATTTTAGTTTCTGCCATTTTTTTTAAGTTTTAAACAGTTAAATAAATAAATAAAAGTGTGAACCAGAGTGTTTCCCTTAAATTTTTGACAATAAAATCCTATAAAGGAAAATATTACCTGTTAAATAAGAGGTTTTTAAGGTTCTTTATGGCGTTTGTATAAGCCAAAGGTTCGCACGAACCCGTTTCTGTTAAATACTCATCTACATGGGATAGTAGTTCGGGACTAGATACAAATACGAATGTAGATTTTTTGCTTGATTTTTCTACGGTGAATTTGTGCCCCTTGATCTTAAGGTAGGCTGTTAAATATAAATCTGATGTTGAATATACTTCTGGATTCATCTAAATAGTCTTGTTTTATTATACGTATGAAGGATTTCTATAAAATATAATAGTACGTACAACGAAGTTTCATTGTGGATAAAGGTGCATCCATGAACGTAATTACGGAGCTAGATATATTGTAATCTCCACCGCTCTCTTGCAATACACCATTCAAATATATGTGCTCACTTTCCTCAACGGGTGTATGGTTTAATGTAAAGGTCATGTTATTCCCGTCAATACTTCCACTAGGTTGTTCTTTGTCTTTAAATACTTTTACAGGGGAAGAATCTTGGTAGTAGTATGTGCAACGAAGTTTCATTCCAGGCAATAGTGGATTCGAAAAGGTAATGAGAGAGCCAGATATGGAATAGTCGTTGTCTTTGTCCTCAATAAGAACGCCATTTAAATAAATATGATCGCTACCTAAAATAGGTTTATGTAAAAGTGTATATGTTGTGTTAATTCCATCAATATTTCCCGTAGGAATTTCTTTGTTTGAAAACAATTTGTTTGATCCGATTGAGCGAGCAGTTGTCTCTAAATTTCCAATTTGTATACTTTGTGAAACAAAAGAGCCAGATATATCTTTGAGGGATTGGGATACAAATGTAAATGAGGAAGTAATTTGAGATATAACATTTGTAACATCTCCCATCATAGCCAAAACATCTCCCGAAATATCAATGGTGGTTGAAACCACATTTCTATTTTTAAATTGGTTTAGATATTTACGTGGTTGGTTTGTTGGAAAATCTGCCATATTATAAACGTTCACGAGTTATTGCTACACGATCAGCAGGTACATAATGTGCTTGACATATTACAGAAATACTTGAGCCAAAGTTTTCCAATCCTGGGTTCAATGGGTTATTTCCATTGTCATCGTAGTTAGGGTATGCAGGGTTTTTACCTACAAAGTATTGGTTGGCATTTGTGTTATCTACTTCATAGTATCCTTCTTGGTACATGATGATATCTCCTACTTCAGGTACTAGATTTGCATCAACCAAATCATCCAAGAAGAATCTAAATTCAGTATTCCATGAGAAATCTACACCGAATTCATCTATTGGGTTGGTTTGGGCTTCTCTAGATATAAGTGCATTAAAGAGTACAGGTGCTTCATAGAATTTCTCACCTGCTGATTCACCATACATGTTTACTTTGGTTTGAGTTAAATTCAATTTATAGTAAACACATTGTTGTGTGATAACATCCCATAGCAACTCGCGGTTGAGGTGTCTAAAAAGTGAAATATCTCTTGCAGATCCAAATAATGCCATGTTATCTTATTTATCCAATGAATATAGGCCATGGAACATTGTTGAGTTCCTGTTTCAAAAATTCAGCTTCAGCTGCTTTTCTCTCCAATAGTTTTTGACGGGATGAATTATCAAAATAGTCTCGTAAACGCGTTATAAGCGCATCACGATCCGCTGTCGCCGAAGCAATCAAATCACTTTGGTTAAGCGTTACTTCCGCGTTTGGAATAGGTATAGATGAATATTTTCCCCTAACATACCCCAAAATTTCTTTAACTACAGCTAAAGCATACTCAAATATCCATTGTCTACCAATTGAGTTAATTTGAGAATATGTTGGATTAGAATATGGTACTTGTGAAATATTTGTAATTGAACCTCCATTAGCTGCATTATTTACATATGGATTGTTTCTATCTGATTTTTTAATATATTGTACCCATAGTTTGGTTTGGAAGTTTCCTGGTATAGGGAATATTTTCAAATGGTTGTTTACTAGTTCAAAAGAATATTGTGACTTTCTAATTTGATCGTTAAATTCAATAGCTTGTAGTTTCTGCAAGTCATAGTTCATTGGCATCATCAAAAAGTTGATGGCAGGTGAATATCCACCGAATCCAAAACTATCCAATAATTGCATCATCCCTGTACCTGTACCAGCGTATGGATCAAAGTATCGTACGATTGCAGGTGGTGCTTCGTAGTATACACGTTTAATTTCAAGATCACCTTCAGCTATACCCAATTCCAGTGCCCATTCAGTCAAATTATAGTTTTGTTGTCCTGGTGTTAATTGAATTGATCCTGAATAGTAGGAAACTGTTCCACCAACACCAGCTTCAACTCCATATTGATCAGCTAAACGAACTATAGTTGCTAGGTTTGGTTGTGGTAAACTGTTGTTTGCGGATTCTATTGTTAAAGGAGCACCTTGAAAAGACAAGAAATTCTCTTGTGCTTGGTATGCATATAATTCGTTTCCGTAAGTGGTAATTGCTTCCTCAAACGCTGCATAAAAATTGATATCCTGTAGTTCTATTTCAACTATTGGATATCCCAATCTACGTGAGGCAAATACAGCAAATTTATCTGCGTCTGCTTGAAATTGAGGATCATTATCGTAGAACCCAAACGGAGTTTCTCCGGGTTGAAATGAGCTCGAGCCTGGCCAAATTGGAATATTCATATGTTTAAGCGTTTATTAGTACATACTCAACATCTACACTACCACTAAGTGCATACGCTGTAACAAATTCTATATTGTCTCCAAAAGTACCATTAAAGTTACTTGAGGTAATTTGAGAACCGGCTAGAAATAAAGTGTTGCTTGGTGTCAATTCTTGTGTAAATTGTCCTTGAGATCCACTTAATGTAATTGCAATACTGTTTGTATCATCCAAATTGGTAATTCGAACATATTGTAAACTACTTGAAGGGAATGTACCTGCTCCTGGGTTTACTCCATTTATATTAAATATATTAATTGAGGAAGAGTTAGGGCATGTTACTATTCTATGGTCAACGTTGGTAACGTTTTGGATAGAATGAACTACTTCGTTTTTAATTACATTATTGCGAACAACTTGCTCTTCTGTAATTTTAATTTTAAATGTTGATGGAGTTAAGGTAGAAGCCATTTCTATTTTTTGTTATAAATATCTAAAAATACCTCCTAGTCAATATTTATCCTCTAATATCTCTATACACCTCCAAAATATGATCTACTATCTCGTGTCTATGATTTGTTTGCAATGTTACAACACCAAACCCAGGTACATCTTTCATATGTTTACATACAATGTCAAATCCAGAAGTTTTTCTGTCTTTCAAGTCAACTTGAGCTCCATCTCCACAAAATACCATTTTGGAACCATAGCATATACGTGTTAAAAGTAGTTCAGTTTGGTTGTCTGTTAAGTTTTGTGCTTCATCCACCACTACTAAACAGTTTGTAAAGTTTCTACCTCGCATAAAAGATACAGGTACAATTTCGATCTCGCCTTCCGCTATACATTTTTCAATTTTCTCTTTGTTGTATAAACGGTGCATATTCTCGTACACTGGGGCAGTAAATGGGGCTAGTTTCTCGTTTACATCACCGGGTAAAAAGCCGATGTCTTGTCCTGCTACTACTGTGGGGCGTGTGATGATTATTTTCTCTATTTCTCTACTAAAGAGCATATCAAGTGCAACATTAGCTGCTAGTAAAGATTTACCCGAACCTGCTTTACCTTTTAGTACTGTAACAGTATTGTTTAGGATTTGCTCTTTAGCTCGCTTTTGCTCTTCGTTTAACGAAATTTCAAATTTGATTGGACCTTTGGGTTTTCTTTTTGCTTTAAAAACCTCTTGCGCCTGTGGCGTTCTATTAAAATCGGACATATAACGTTATTTGTGTATAAATATATAGTATAGTATCATAGATACAAAACATATTTGGTAGAACCACAGTCCCATACTCTAGTATATCCCATTTCTTCCATAATTTGGCGTTCTGTTTTATTTTCTGTATCTGCTCCTAGTTTCTTCAGATGGTATTTTGTGAAATTATACCTATGGATTCAAATACATATTTTTGTTTGGGTTTGTCCATCTGTTATCAGAATACGAGTATATTTGTGTTGGGTTGTATGTATTTTGAAAGAATTTAATGAGTTTGGATGCACCTCCAACAACGTTAAATGAAGAGGCATATCTTGACAATTCATATACATCAGGGGTTGGAGTTGCTCCTAGAGATACACGTGGGTGTGAAAATGTCATAACTGCTACTAGTTCACCTCTATTAAATAGACCCAATTTGATAGAACTTCTATCTTCTCCTTGTATGTGATGGTTGTTGAGAAATTCATTTTTTTGTTTGGATGATATTTCTTCTATATGACATTTACGGGCGTATATTGTATGGGATTTTGGCGATTGTTTCAATATGGATTGCAGTTTGGCTTTTACAATGTCTTTTTTGTTTAGCCATTCATCTGAGAATATTTGGATAAGGTGGATGTTTTGAGCGAGACAATGATTTGTTTTGTTAATGTGATAGTCTTTCATGCGCCCCCCTTTTTCAGAATGCCAGTAAAGACCATTGTATTCTATACCTATAGACAATTCAGGGAAAAATATGTCTATTTCATTACGAGGTACTATACCCTTGAGGTTGGTTTGTATTTCCCCATCATATATAGATTGCACATATTCAAGAAGCTCTATTTCTTCTTTGGATTGTTTACCAACACTAGAAAACACATCCCAATCGACATGTCCTTTTATATAATCTCTATGGTATATATCTTTACCAAGGTCACAATTTCTTCCATTTATCAATATGTTTACTTTCTCACCACACCCACATTTACATAAAGGATCATTTCCATCTAACATATGTTTTATGATATATTCACTTTTGGTGGTTTCTGGGTGTTTTTTGTTAATATGGAACATTAGGTGTCTATTGCTAGATAGGATTTCTCCACATTCTTGGCAGGTGAATTTAGGGTTTTGTGAGGTTTTTGCTTTGAGTTGTTTGGGGCGAAATTCCCCGTGTTGGGTTACATATTCTTCTGTTGATATATTATGGACCCACTTTAAGTGCATACTCATGGAGCGTATAGTTTCGGAAGAACCACAGATATTACATATATGGTTGGGTCCATCTATTTGTTTTGAATATGAAATATTGAATGAATCTCCTTCAAACCGCCATATATATCCTCCTGCTGTTTTGTATTTTCCTTTACAACAGTTTATAATAGAATCATAGTTTACTATATGGGTGGCTAATTGAGGTGTTGGGAAAATGTCAATAACTGTCCCATCTAACGAATATTGTATAACTTTTTTATTGTATATTTTTTTCATCCTACTGTTTGTCTAGCATATCGTGTATACATATTAGTAAGATACAAAAAAAGCCTGGCTTTCACCAGGCTCTTTAGAAAATGTTTGTATTATGATTAGATAGATGCTAGATCATTTACAAATACACGTCCATAAAACTCAGGTCTTATCATTTTCTTAGCGTAACGAGTTAAGAGACCTTTACGTGGAGTAAATGTGTCTGGATCGTACACAAGTGGAGTCATGATTAACGGAATGTATGGAGCAAATACAGCACCTGTTTCAAGGAACTGAGATCCTCTATAACCCATCAAGATAACGTTCTCAGTCATATAAGGATTCTTATAAACTGTGAAACGGTTATTCAATTGACCTGATTTTTGGATACCGAATGCGTAAGACATTTTAGTAGCTTCACCATCTGAAGTTGAAGCGAATCCTGGGATTGACTCAAGAACAGTAGCAACTGTAGGAGAAACAACCATGAAGTTAGCACCTCCACGTAGAGTTTTCTGGTGGATTTTGTTGCTTACTTTTTGGAATTTCGTACCCAAAGTTTGGAACCACTGACCTTGTGTATTGTAGAATCCAAGGTTATCATATCCTGTGTTAGCAGAATTCAATGAACGGTTATTTACAGCTGACCACCACTCATCTGCAGCAGAAGCGTCTTGGATCAACATATCAAGTACTTCAAGGTCAATTTCCAATGAAATGTACTCAGACATGATAGATGTCAATTCAGCTTCAGCATCAAGTGCTTGGTAAGCGTTCAAATCTTGTGCGAATTCAGGTGTCCATTGTGCTTTCAACTTACGAGTTTTAGCAACGATAGCTTCTGATTTCAATTTAACGTCAATTTGTGGGATAGCTAAAGCATCAGCAGATGTAGATTGTGCGTTTGGATAACCACCAGCATTTCCTGATTGGTCTTCGAAATCACCTCTGTAGTTATCTTTTGGTTGTACGTTGTAGTAAACAACAAGTTTTCCTGTGATAGGTCCAACAGATGGAGTGTTGTATACAAAACGAATAGCACCACCAACAACTTTAGTGTATTGTGGAAGTAATGTATTTGCAGAGTATGAACCTGAAAGAGCAGCAAATGCACGAACACCTTCAAGATCTGGGCTGTTCAATGAACCTGTTGGTACATCGATGTATGAAATAAGACTACCAGCAGCAACTGAAGCAGATAATTCAGCATCGTAGTTAACCATAGCCCAAGTTGCATCACCTCTTTGGATTGACCATTCAGATCCAGTAACTGAAGCTGAGAATTGGTTGATTGAGTATCCGAAACGACCTGCTCCGTAAAGACCACCTTCAGGGTCAACACCAGCACCAGGGTTAGTGTTACCGTACATTGAAGAAGGAGATGTAAATACTTCACCTACTCCACCAAACTTCAATTGTTTTGCTTGGTCATATTGGAAATCTAGGAAGAATACAAGTCCAGAAGGCAAGTTCATAGGTTGTACAGAAACGAATTCTTTTGAAGAAATCGCACCGAATACCTTACGTACCAATGGAAGAGCAACTCCAGCCCACTGTGCACCTGCACCAACTGTAAATGTACCACCTACTCCAGCAGTGTTAGTTGAAGTTTCAACAACAAGTTGTTTTGCTTGGTTTTCAAGGATCATAGCCATGTTGTTTTTCTCAACCTCGTTTCCAAGGCCTTCCAACAAACCTGTCTTACCCCATTTTGCAGCCATTCTTGCTGCATCACTCTGCATGTTTTTCCAACCGCTTGCAGAGCTTTCTAGTAATGAATTAATGTTTGACATTGTTTTTGTTTTTTAAAATGAAAAAATTATTTAATACCTGCCAATTTTTGGAATCGAGCCACCATTGGATCAGATTCAACAATTGGTTGTTTTGTGTTTGTAGTACCTAATGTTTTAGAAGCGCTACCTAAGTTTTCTTTAAGTGATGTTGGTTTTGTTTTAAGACCTTCGCTTAAAGTTTCAAACACCAATTTAGTTTCTTTTACAGTAGTTGCTTTATCAAACATACCAAGTACGTTTATTTTTTGACTTTCAGTCAAGTTTTTCGCTTTGAAGATTTTATTTGTGTAAAGCAATTTAGCATTTAACAAATTAACTTCATTTAAATCTTTACGAAGAGATTCGATTGTAGAATAAGCTTCAGATAATTCTTCAGAAACTTCTGGTTTAGCTTCAGATTTTACTTTATCGATGATGTTTTTAACTTCTCCTTTATTTTTTGCTTTCTTAATTTGAGCAATTGTAGAAGTAGCTGCTGCTCCAACTACACCAAATGCAGCAAGGATAGCAGGTAAGAATTCAGACATAGATACAGCAATATTTCCATAATCTTCTTCTAATTCTTCCTCATACATCATACCTTCGTCTTTCATTTCATCTTCTTCAAGAGAAGCGATTTCAGCAAGTAGTTCATCAAGGTTGATTTCCTCTTCTTCTTCACCCATTTCCATTTCAGGTTCCATTTCTTCAGACTCTTCAGCTTCACCAGCTTCAAGATCTAGTTCACCAGAACTCATCATATCAGCGATAACATCTTCGATCATTTTTTTAAGATCTTCATCTGTCATGTCTTCAAGATCAAGTGGTTCACCTTCTTTTTCTTCAGATTCTTCAGATTCTTCAGACTCCATGTCTTCTTCCTCTTCTTCTTCGTTTAGCTCGTTAAGTAATTCATCTAAATTCAATTCTTCTTCTAACTCACCTTCTTCGTCAAGTGCTTTTTTAAACATTGATGAGTCTGGGTTTTCTCCGTCGTCTGAGAATTTTCCAAAATCTTCTTCTAATTCATCCTCTTCTAATTCCATTTCTTGGAGTTTAGCAGAGAGCATAGATTTCAATTGTGGAGTGAATGATTCCTCTAGAGCTGCTTTTGCGTTTGCTATAGCCATGTCTTTAACAGCTTTAGCGTCTGCGATTGCTTCTTTAAGCAAATCTCTGTTTGTTGCCATTTTTCCTAAATTTATTTTTTTGTTGGGAAAGTACGTTTATTAAGAAACGTAATAGAAATTATTTAATTGATACTGTATAAGAGACAGCATATTCATATTATATGTATGTATATAGAATGTCAAAATCGCAAGAGACAAAAAAAGCTCCCCGAAGGAAGCAATTTCTGTACCGGTTTGCATATTTTTACCAAATAGGACACACTCCTTGCGAGCAAAGAATTTCAGTCACTATTGAATTTACTTTAGAATATTGATTTGTTGTTGGTTGTTCTAAACCTTCTCTAAGTGGAGACATATATGATCCTGGGTTTGAAGGTGTAGAGACAAAATCCCAACATAATAGATCAAAATCGTTTTGTACCACTAATAGGCCTTTTTCCTCTTGTAATGATCCCATACCACGAGAAGATACTCCAACATTAATACCACTATCAATAAGTGCTTTTAAAATGTTTCCTGATGGGGTAGGTAATATTTCAATTTTACCCATTACGTTATCTCCATCCCACCAAATTTCTGAGATATTATGGGAAACATTTTTTAGGTTGATGATAGAGGATTCAGGGTGATCTAGTTCACCTAGAGCACGTTTTTCTTTAACGCTAGACATATATTTGTCTATTTCGCGTTCCCATAAATCTTTAGAGTAGTATCTACCGTTTCCGTTTTTTACTTCAGCAGTAGCTAAAATACCCTCTACTAGCGGATTACCACGATCAGATATTTTACCTTCTGTTAGGGAAACAGGGGATGTTTTGAAGATTTGGGTTTCTATTAATACTTGTTTGCTCATGTTTAGTCGTTGTCGGTACCTTCATATCCCATTCTTAAATGGCGTTCAATATCATCACGCATATCCGGGTTGAATTTGGATAAAATATCATCCATATCCAAACCATCTTCATACATTTCTTCGGATTGGGCAAGAGCTTTTGACAATTCCGGGTTAACTTCTTCGTCTCCCATTTCATCAATTAATTCTTTTTTCTTGCCTTTACCTTTAGACATCATTTTCTCTATTTTAGCTTTTGCTTTTTCTAGAGCTTTGATGTCTTTTTCAAGTTCTTTTACTTTTTTAGCGTCGGTAAGGTTTTTCATATCCTCATCCTCATCTAATTTGTTGAGTTGGGATTTGCGTTTTTCAATAGCAGCATCAATTTTTTCTAGTTTAGAAGCTAGGATTTCATGTTCTGCTTCTTTGTTAATTGCTGCTAGTTCTTTTTCGATGCTTTCTTTTAAAGTTTCAGTTACTTCTTCTTTCATCACATTTAAATTTGGAAATAAGAAATCACCTGCAGCCCAATATTGTTTATCACCAGCTTTATTAAATTTATCTTCTTTTGCTTTTGTTACTTCAGCTTTTAATGGATGGTATACTTTAAATTCCTTTGGAAGATCAACTGTAGGGCCATAGTTGTCAGGTTTATTTAAAATTTGTTTAACCATAGGTGGAATATCCATAATCAACTTTTTAATCGCTGGTTGATTAGCATATCCTTTAACTAAATTGTTATACAAGATATCTGAGATATAAAATGTCTCACTGCCAGGATTATATACCATATGGTCTTTAAAGTGTTTTCTAATATTTGAAGGAAATGGTAATTGTTTAGGGATAAAACGTTTACCACCACTACCCCCACCATGTGTGTTGATGGTCATCATTCCATAGTTACCACCACCTCTTACTTCTTCTAATTCTTCATTGATGATAGAACGAATAATTTCACGTAATGTTTGTTCTTCCTCGTTGATAGGTTGAATAGATTCTTTCAAATCACCATATCCGGATGCTTTATATTTTCCTGTTGGCTCTTTCGGGGTACCTAATCCAGGATGTTCAGTTGTATATCCCAATCCTTTGATTCCGAATTGACCATCTTTAACATAGTATGTTGAATCCTTTTCTAGGTTTTTCAACACAATATCTCTAATTTGTTCTACTGTTTTGTCCTCGTTTTTAGGGTCTTTCATTTCAGCGTAATAACCTTTCATCAATTGACCATAGATAACATTATCTAGGTTTTTCTTATCAGAATGATCGTATCCGTGTTTAAGGTCATCTTCAACTTGGTTTGAAGTTTTTTTCAATTCAGCCTTTTCGTCTTCTTCTTGAGATTTAAGTTTTTTCTCTTTAACTTCTTTGGCTTTGATTTGTGGATCTTTTGCTTCTTCTAAGAATTTCTCAAATGCAAGCTCATATGATTCTTTTTTAGATTCACCTAGTGTATTAATTGGAGATAGACCTACTAAATTTTCATTTACAATCCCTTTTTGTTTTAGAATTGTAGTTGCTTCGTCAAACGTAGCAGCATTACGAATATAATTTGGAAATTGACGTTTTGCTTCAGTTAAGAATACACCTTTGTGTCCTTTTCCTTCTTTAATTAATTGATATTGTTCATTTAAGGTTTTCATTCTTCTCCTTTTAATAATGTTAATGTTTTTTCTAAAAAGTCTATAATCATTTTAGTTGATATAACCACATCATACGTATCTGGGTTAGAATTGTATGCTGATATTACTTTATCTTTTGCGTTATCCATTGCTGGGGATAACTGGTTGATGAGTTCTTCAATTTTGTTAAAATCACCTAAAATATCTTGTTGGAATTCGTTGTATTTATTGTCTTCAAACAATTTTTTTACCTCTAAACCAGACCCTTTAATCTTGTTTGGAACTGGTTTCCATCCTAGTTTATAGTAGTATGGTTTTTTTACTCCTTTTTCGTTTGTTCCTTTTTTAAAGGAATATTTGGAAACATATTGTGCTCCAGCTCCGGGTGAAAAAGTTGCACCTCCAGTTCCTGTGCTAGATTCTTCAGATAAGTTTTTTAACTTTTCCTTAATTATATTTATAATTCTATCACGCATTTACTGTTTCCAATTCTGTTAACAAGTCACAGTATTGTAAAAGATCAACCAAATCATTGTCCGTTACCTTATAGTTTTTATCTACGGGTTTGATCAATGATGTAATTTCGTTGATTTTAATTTTAGTTACTGGGTCTTTTGTTTTGTTGTTTAGGGTTGTTAATTCTTTTTTAATTTCTTTTGATTTAGAAATATAGAATTCTTTTAAACGTGGAGTGTTATCAATTGAATTAATTAATTCTTTTAATATAAGTTTTTGATGTGTATTCAATTCGTTGTATTTACCGTTAAATTTTTCAAGGATAATACGGTATGTTAATATGCGAGTATCTTTATCTTCTTTTCTAAATTCCTCCAATATATTTTCACGTACTTTTTTCTCTGCAATAGGGGCTGCTGTTAAGTGCTCTAAAATAGTTACTTTATTGATGATGATATATTCGGGATTGATCGGTGTTGGAGTATTATACATTTCTAACAATGTATAGAAAGCAGCTTGTGTTTTGTAGTTGGGAAGCTTGTGGTTGAAAAATTCATTCAAATCATAATATTTTTGAATTTCATTAATCAAATTGTATTTTTGTTTTTTAATTGATTTTCTATTTAAAGTTTTAGAAGACTCTAAAAGTGTATCAATAATCACATTAGCTTTAGTTTCTGTTAAACTAGTACGTTTAAGTAATGTCTCATACAATCTATATTCTTTCCCTAGTTCTGTTTTGACAAAATATTTTTTCAAAAGACCTTTAATTGGGGAATCTTTCCCCTCTAAAGTGTCAGCTGTGATTTGTCTAACGAGCAATTCAAAAAGAATGCCAGAATTTTTGTACTTCGAATGTTTAATCTTCATTCTGTGGTAATTAGTTTATTTATAAATATATTAAATTTTGTTACTCACGTATCTGATTTTCATCTAATAGCGATTCTTTGTTATTATCCGCCTCAAACACTAATTGTTTTCTATTAATTGGGATTTTCTTTAACATATCTGATTGGGTATTAGATAGTGGTTTGTTTTCAAGTGCTAAAGGAGATCCACCTTTATATTGAGGTTTAATGGAATCTGATGCATCGTTATCTTTCTTCATACCTAATGATCCAATTCTGTCTTTACCAAAAGCATTATCTTGTGTATTTCTGTTTGTTACTTTTTCTTCTGGTCTTCCTAGCTCTTTATCTTCATCATACCCTACAGGTACTTCTCCATTATCATATCTACCTCTACCATATAGAGAAGCTAAATCGTGTGGTGTACCATATGATTGGCCTGTTTCTACTGGGTCATTTCCTTCAGATTCGATTTGTGTGATTCTAAATTTACGTTTAGCATCTTCTCTAATTAAATCTCTATATTCATCATATTGGTCTTGGCTTAAATGCCATATGTTTTCATATATCCAATCAGAAGGCATTAAATGTCCATCCATCATTTGATTAGATAACTCAACTTTTTCCTTCATTAACGCTATTCTTTCTTGATCATAAATGATAGAAGGAGTAGTTAAAGATAATTCAAAGTTTGTTAAACTTTCAGCTGTATACCCTTGAGTGTATAGGTGAACTAGAGCAATTTTGTTTAATTCTGAAAGTATAATGCGCTGGATTCTGTCAATTGTACGAGCAAATCTGATATCTTCTGCAGCTAGTGTAGCTTTACCTGTTAGATCTTTTTCGTATCCTAGGAATGCTTTTGGAATTTTAAGCGCAGCAAATAATTTATCTCTTAAATATTCTACGTCAGTAATACCATCATACTGTAAACCTTGAAGTGTATCAATTTTAGTTGATTGATCATTTCCACGAATTGGGATATAAAAATCTTCAAGTAAGTTTTGCATGTTGTACTTTAAGTTATATTCACCTGTACTTTGGTCAATATATGGAGTACGTTTCATTTTAGAGATTGTCTTTTGCATGAAGTTTTCTACTTCAGCAGGAGCAATATTTCCAACGTTTACATAAAATATACGTTTTTCAGGTGCACGTACAATTCTATGAATTAACATTGCATCTTCCATCAATGTATATTGCTTAAACAATTTACGACCCGGCTCTAGATATGATCTACCATAAGGTAAAAAGTTAGTATCTGTCAGCAATCTAAAGTGAGCAATTTCGTAGTTGTCAAAGTATATGTCTCTACCTTGATCCGCTGAATTCGGCACGTTATAATAGCCGTAACTGGATGCTGATATACCGTCTGGGTCAAATCTAAATCGAACTGATGCTGGGTTTTTAAGGTCATATCCTTCTTGTCTTTCCATGTGGTAAGAAGAATATGGGATAACATTATATACACCATACTTTTCAGCAATTTCTAATTTTAAAAAGAAATCACCATATTTACACATATTACGAATCCATGGCCATAGGTTAAATTCAATATTTAACACATCATAGAACAAATTGTATAGGATTTTTTGTACATCTTCATCCGAACTTCGAATTTGAAGTACTTCTCCCATATCATTTTTTAATGTACTTTCATCTGCTATAATATCAAGTGCAGAAGCAATGATAGCATCTGTATCCATTGCATCGTACTCTGAATATAGAGTAGGGCGCAACATTTGATAGTTAAATGAGTTTTGGTAACCATACAATGAAGTTGCTGAGTTGGTATAGATTCGATTGAATCTATCTACTAGCGAGTTGGTTTGTAATTCTCCAGATTGTTGGATTTGATTAACGTCCATAACCTTGAGTTGAGTACCTCCTTGGTTACGTATGATAACGTCCGTTGAAAATAATCGTTTTAATCTAGAAAATAATGTAGTATCTGCCATTTTTTATTTACAATATAATAATAAATATTGAGAAAACCAATGAATTTTAAAGAAGCCATCGTATGTCTTCCTCCCCTCCAGAATATGGGTTATCTATTTTCCAAGGGTTTTCTGTTAAACCTGTATTTGAGTAACCACCTGCAAAGTTATGTTTTGCAGTAGCCATACTTTGGAGCATACTTTTGGTTAAATCTACTCCGTGTTGTTTAAATTTAAATGAAGTATCTCGCATGAATTGTCCTATAGCAAATGACATTACAAGATCATCATTGTAGCCTGATTGGGCTTCTGCTCTACCATTTTTCCAAACAAATACTTTCATTTCCTCAATTAAGCGTTTTGATTGGATGGTTACACCTTTATCAGATAATGCTTCTACAAGTTTTGAAATACATAAAGGACGTGTACGTGTATTAGTTGTAAATCCAGGTACCATTTTACTTGTATCCATATATTCAGAGAAATATGTATCAGCATTTATTTCTCCACTTTTTGGAGAATAGTACAAGTTTGGATAACCTCTTTCAATTACTGTTTGAATAGTAGCCCATCCAATGTTTGCATTTTCAATTACTAGTAGTGCATTGTTATATTCTGTTGCTATACCTACAAGTAAATATCCAAATTCTTTGGTACCAATTTGACCTTTATATTCAGCTACTTGTGTATTTGTTTCAATATCTAAAATATGGAATGCTGAGTAATCTCTAGAATCACCTCTAGCAACATCCGCTATAACCATATATGAACGGGAATAATCAGCTGGTTCCCATACCCATAGGTTTCTGTCGGCTCCACGTTTCTCTAGTGGTTCTTTTACATATGTTTTTTCATAGAATTCTATAAATTCAGAATAGAATACAACATCACCTGAGGTACTAAAGTCACAGTCACATTCTTGGGCTGCTTGTCTAGGATCACCTAGCAATTCATCTTGCTTATCTCTCCAAGCTTGATCACGTTCAGGGTGAACAAACCATGGTAATCTAACGGGTAAAAAATCGTTTTCTTGGTTTTCTGCTCTAACCCATGTTTGATGAAACCAGTTACCAGTACCATAAGGGGTAGATAGTACAATAGCTCCACCACCCGTTGCTAGGGTTTGTTGAGCTGAAGCCCATGTCTCACCAATATTTTCAATGAAGGCTGCCTCATCTACTAGTAGCAAAGATACTGCTTCTGATCGTGCTGCGTCTGCATTTGATGATTTTGCTTTAATTTGAGAACCATTGGTTAAACGAAGTGTTAATTTATTGTTTTCTTCTGCTGGTACTTTGAGCCATGAAGGTAAATTTTCGTACATGAATTTTACCTTAGTTACCATGTTTTTGGCTGTTTCTTGTGTAGTTGCTATACACAGCACGTTTTTGTCTTGATGGAATATCATTAACCACAAAGCATATCCTGCTCCCAATGTTGATATACCCAACTGTCTAGATTTAAGTACAATAGAGTATGGATTATCTTTCCATAAATGAAGTACTTTCTCTTGAAATGGATATAAATTAAATTGAATTCTACCTCGTTGTGGATGTTGGATAAAACAATATTTTCGCATAAAATGTGCTGGGTCGGAGGCACATTTAATATATTCTTGGCGAAGTATCTGTTTTATGTCTTGGCTCATTATTTTTTAATTTTAATATTGTTAATGACTGCAATTGTATCTTGCATACATTCACTATATACTTTAGAAGTGTAATATGGTTTGAATTTTAACAATCCCCACAAATATTTTTTATCCCAATCTTTATACAAGAATGTTGTTATATTATCGTTAAATGTCTTGCTAGTAAATGATATAGAATCTTTTTTAATGAATCCAGAAAACTTATAACATTTTTCAGCCAATGTAAAATATGCCTTTTCAGATATACTATCTTTTTTTAGTACAGTTGTAGTTAAAGTAGAATCTTTAAAGCGATATTGAGTTTCTACTATATCTGTAATATTTTTGGTTTTGATCTGGAGTAATTTGGCTATAGAATCGTATTTTGGGTATAATGTTTTAAGTTCATCTATAGTAAGTGATTGTTGTCTATTCTTATCTCCTATAAGAGCAATCATATTATTGTTGTATCGTTTACGCTCTTCTTTTTCGTGTTGGTATAGTTTAAATAGACCATATAGAGCCATCAAACATATTACTAGCACGGCTAGCAATCCAAGAATTAATTTGTTTTTTGTTATCATATTGTAGAAAAAAGTGTCTGCTCTATATTAGAACAGACACATAATTATGTTAATATAAAAATAGAACCATTTAAATAAGATTATGCTTCAACTTCTCTTCCAGCAGCACGTTTAAGATCTTTAATCATATTAGCAGGAAGTTTATATTCGTCTTTTGCTTTTTTCAAATACGCATCGATTACTTTTTTATCGTCTTTGTATTTTTTGATGAATTTTAAACCAGTGTTAAATTTTTCTAGTTTATCCGAAGAAACATTACCAAATTCTTGTTCAGCAGATTTAACATCTTTTGCAGATGGTTCTTTTTCTGTTGATCCAAATTCTTCTTCTGATTTGTAGTATGTTGAATCATCTATTTCTTCAGCGTCTTCCTCTTCGTCTTTTGCTTTTGATTTTGATTTAGATTCTGGTTTTTCTTTTGCAGGTTTTTCTGCTTTTTCTTTTTTAGCTTTAGGTTCTTCTGCTTTCTTTTCAGATGATTTACGTCCGCGTTGTCCAGCTTCTTTTCCTGTTATTTGGTTAGCAGCATCTTTTTCGATAGTATTTGTTGAAATATCATCTTTAAATTTATCTCCTGCCTCTTCAGCATCTAGCATAACTACAGTTAATAAATCTTGTAATCCAATATCGTGTGATGCTTTAAGTTCTTTTTTAAATGCAGATACATATCCTTTTAAACGACCATCTGAAGTAATGTTTGGGTCTTTTTTAAGGGCATCTAAAACTGTTTTCTCAGTAGCTTTAACAGCTTGAAGTTCTTTTTCTTTGCCTTGTTTCTCTAATTGAGCTTTCAATTGTTTGATACTAGCCATTTCATTAAGAGTTTCCTCATCAATTTGATATTTATCGGCTAATTCTTTAATTTTTTGTCCAGCTGTAGTTTTAATCCCAGCAATATTAGAATCTTGTTTTAATTTATTTACTTCGGCTTTTTCAACAGGGCTATTATATGGTAAAGTATCACTTTCACCTTTTTTATTTGTGATTATAACATTAGTAGTTTCACTTAAAGCGCTAGTAATTTCTTCACGTATAATTTCGAGTAAACGAGTTTTTTTCATTTTAATATATTTTTGTTATAAATATTAAGAAAACATTACTTGTTTAATTTTTTCAATCCTTTCCTCGGTTGTACCAGATAGTTCAACATATTTTTTAATTTTATTTCTGTTGGATGAAATAATTTTTTTAATTTCTTTATCTATCTTCATTCTATATTCAGGATCAATTGCACGCACTCCATTATCCTCTAATTCAACTCCCTCAGGTGAAACATAAAATACATAGTCATACTCTGAGATTAAACGTGATGCTAGTTGATCAAATTCATCACATACATAATGTGGGATTGATTTAGCTAGATGTGTAAATGCTATAACATCAATTACTGTGCGATCTGTTATGATTCTTGGTTGGATCAATTCACTAGCACGTTCAGCTAAAAATATCATTTGACCTTTAATTGTTGAATCTGTATTTAAAGGTATTCCCAAATCACGTAAATATTTTGAACGTTCAGTTGCAAATGTATATTCTGTGAATTCAGGGAGTTCCTTTAATGCGTTTACTAGTGTTGTTTTACCTACACTTACTGTACCTACAAATCCTATCTTCATATTAAAATCTTGATTTAGCTACACCACTTTTATAATATGGTAATCCATCACCACCTTTTTTAGCTGCTTTCCACTCAGCTTCTGTATATTTGAGTCCGTTAATATAGTATTCTCTTTTGGATTCATCACCTTCAGGTATAAAAGCAGGACCTTCTAAGTTATGCATTTTACCATCCAAATAATATACTATAGTTCCATTAGGAGAAACTAACCTCTTTGTTTGTGTGTTTGACATATATTTTATTTTAATAAATTTTCTGCTACATAAATTGCTTGCGCTCCTGATACTGTAATTCCACGAGCACTTAAAGCATCACCCACGAAATGTACGTTAGAATAGTCAATCAAACTAAGGTTTTTATAATCTACTTTAACCTCAGGCGATAGATATTTTACCTCAGGTATATAGATCCCCCAATCATCTCCCAATGTTGGGAATACTTTTTTCATGTCTTGAATAAAATCCATAACATATTTAAAGTAACCTTCCATAACAGGTTCAACAACATGAGTTAATGTATCTAAACTAATTTGGGTACTAGATACTTCATATCCTTCAGACGTTCTTGAAGGTTTTCTTGAAGGAGAATAATACAAACCAGTTCTATCATTCCCTAATGGGTTATGAGGTTTATAGGTATATTGTAATTGGTTTACCACATTACGTGACCAAGTAAATGGATCCTCAATACCATTAATTTCCATTAATATACCAAAGTTAGTCATATTGTTTCTATATGCTTCATCTTTCTTTGCGTGGCCATTATATGAATGATCACCATAAGTTTCCTCTACAGCAACATAAGCAGCATTATTGTTTGTACAAAATGAACGTAATGAAACACCTTCATCATCAAATTTTCTATATAACTTAAAGTCATATGAAATATCAATTAATTTTTGAAAGTGTTCTTGTGGTGCTTCAAATCGAACTCCAATTTGTACTGATTTAGGTTCATCTGGTAATTCATATTCGTTTGCTAGTTGTTGAGCGAAGTCAATACCTGATTTACCTACAGCAAATATAAGCTCATCATATTGAATTTCACCTGCAAAGTGATGGTTTGCAAGTGATACTTCATTTTTAGTAAAATCAATACTATAAACTTTATGTTCCCATACAAATTCTACACCTTTAGATACTAAATAATCGTACCAATTTTTTCCTATTTCGTGTAGGTAGTCAGTTCCAATATGATAAACCCCAAATAAACGCAGACCGAAATAAGGTTTAATGAAATCTGGTTCTTCTGTTGGGTTTGAGTACATGATTTTGGATGGGTCTGGGTGGAATCGTTTCCATGTTTCTATAACTTCATCCATT